TGGCTCGTTTCAATGAAGTTGCATTGACGAGTTCTAATTTTACTACATCTCGTGGATTTCAGACGCAGTGTAAAAATGCTGTGAACGACGCCATCAATTATATTTTCCAACGTGAGTTCGGGTGGTCATTTAGCCACGCATTACAAACTGAAACTCTCGTAGCTGGCACCACACGTTATTCTCTTGGTGCTACCATCTATAATGTGGACTATGAAACATTCCGCATAAGTAAAAATGATACTCTTGGCACAGCAGGTGTAAGCCTACGTGTCATGGAATATAAAGAGTATGTAGATAAATACATCGACCAAGAAAGCACGACTGATGTGGGAGGTGTGCCTATCTACATATTTAGAACGCCAGATAATAACTACGGACTGTTTCCGTATCCTGACAAAGCATATGAATTAAAGTATGATGCGTATGTAAAGCCGACTGCTTTGTCTGCCGCTACAGATGCCCCCACAATTCCTGAACAATTTCGTCAAGTAATTGTAGATGGTGCAACAGCCTACGGTTATCAGTATCGTGGAGAAGCGCAACAATACGGTATCAACTTTGCCCGATTTGAAGATGGCATTAAACACATGCAAAGCCTGTTTATTAACAGGGATTTTAGCTATGTGCGGTCAACATATCTCCCGCACTCACAAAGGTACGGCGTATCCATTTTCCCATCAGGAGCATAACACATGGCTGATGAATCACAACTTAGCCCTTATGTGTTTGCTTGTGAAGGTGGTCTTGTTCTTGACCAGCCTACGTTTAAAATGCAACCGGGCATGGCTCTTGAACTAGAAAACTTTGAGCCAGACGTTAGTGGCGGATACAGACGCATAAACGGCTTTACAAAATGGAACAGTAACATTGTTCCTCAAACAGCATCCGCCACTGAAAAAGTTTTGATGGCTGCATTCTTTGACGGCAACAACAAAGTTATTGCTGCACGTGGCACAAAAGTATTTGAGGCTGGCACGAGTGGTAGCTGGTCAGAGATTGACACAGGCCGCACTAGCGCAGGTAAATATACACACCATCGTTATAACTTGGGTGGCACAGAGTTTATCGTGTGGGCAGACGGTGCCAATCATGCAACAAAGTATGATGGTACGACGGTAACAGACCTTAACGCTACGGGCGCACCAGCCAACCCAAAGTTTGTGACAGGATTTAAAGATGCACTGTTTTTTGCAGGGCATAGTGCAAATAAAGAAGAAGTAGTATTTACTGCTCCATTTACTGATAGTGACTTTAGCACAGCTAACGGTGCAGGTAGTCTTCGGATTGATAGTCAGATAACAGCATTGTTTCCGTTTCGTAACGAACTGATTATCTTTGGCGAGGAACGTATATACAGACTGACAGGCAACACAATTGCAGACTTTGTATTACAACCAATTACTAGAGATATCGGATGCCTTAACGGCTTTACTGTCCAAGAACTTGCCGGTGACATCATATTCCTTGGGCGAGATGGTCTTCGCACCGTTGCAGGTACCGAAAGAATTAATGATGTTGAACTGGGAACTATATCAAGCAATATCAAAGAATTGTTTAGGGATACTGACGTAGACGAATTTGACAGCGTAGTTGTGCCAGACAAGACACAGTATAGGCTGTTTAAAACTGGCTCACTTGCTGAAGAAGCTACATCAGGTGTAATTGCAGTTCGCAAACAACAAGGTTATGAGTTTGCTACACTAAAAGGCATCAAGCCTTCTTGCACAGACTCATTTACGGCACAAGGTGAAACATTTGTACTACACGGTTCTGCTGATGGCTTTGTGTACAGGCAAGAGCAAACTAATCAGTTTGATGGTACAAATATCATAGGTCGCTATCGCTCACCAGATATGACAATGGGTGATGCAGGTATCCGTAAAAACTTTCAGCGTGTAATTATAAACTATTCACCAACAGGCGCACTAAACTCCGACTTGTTTTTACGATATGACTATGAGTCGCCTGATGCCGCAAGACCAGAAGCATATCCGTTTGACAGTTCAACAGTTGTGGCACTGTACGGAACATCAATATACGGCACGGCAACGTACGGCGGTCAATCTAACCCACTGACTAGACAGCCTGTAGAGGGCAGTGGATTTGCGGTAGCAATGCGCGTGGTGGACAACGCAACATCCGCGCCATATACACTTAAAGGTTTTCAATTAGAATTTGATGCAGGAGCAAGACGCTAATGGCAGGTTATACTAGACAGTCATCCTACACAGACGGCGACGTTATTAATGCTGCCGACAGTAACAACGAATTTAACCAGATACTGGCTGCATTTGTAAATACGTCTGGACACAAGCATGATGGCACAGCCGCTGAAGGTCCAGTCATTGGATTGATTGGCGACCCCGGCGTAGCAACGCCGCTAAACAAAGTTGTAGTGGACGACACAAACAATCGTGTGGGTGTGTTTGTAGATGCAGGTGGCGCAGGCTCTACGGTAGAGCAGGTGCGGTTCCAAGACGGTGCCATTGTTCCTGTAACAGACAACGACATTGACTTAGGAACAAGTTCCGTAGAGTTTAAAAATGCTTTCTTTGATGGGGCAGTGACCACAGATACACTCGTTGTAAACAGCACTATTGGTCACGATGATGACACAGACTTGTTGACACTAGCAGACGGTATCGTAACTGTTGCTGGTGAAATAAGCGTTACTACGCTAGATATTGGTGGCACTAATGTAACATCGACTGCTGCGGAACTAAACATCTTGGATGGTGTTACAGCGACAGCGACAGAATTAAACATCATGGATGGCGACACATCCGCATCTTCTACTACTGTAGCTGACGCAGACCGTGTGGTATTTAATGATAACGGAACTATGAAACAGGTGGCGGTCACTGACCTTGCCGCCTATTTTGATGACGAAATTACGGCAATGCCTAATCTTGTCACAACTGGCGCACTAAACTCTGGTTCTATCACATCTGGCTTTGGCAATATTGACACAGGCTCGTCAACTATTACGACTACTGGCCTTATCACTGGTGGCTCACTTGATATTGATGATGTCGTAATTAATGGCTCAACAATCGGCCACACAGATGACACTGACCTGATTACTGTTGCTGATGGTGTAGTTACTGTAGCTGGCGAAGTATCCATGACAACGCTGGATATCGGTGGCACTAATGTTACCTCAACAGCAGCAGAGTTAAATATTCTTGACGGTGTGACAGCAACCGCTGCTGAGTTGAACATTCTTGATGGCGTAACATCCACTGCCGCTGAGTTGAATATCTTAGATGGCGTCACTTCTACTGCTGCTGAACTTAATATTTTAGATGGCGTAACTGCCACAGCAGCGGAAATTAATATTATTGACGGTGATACATCTGCTACTTCAACTACACTTGCTGCTGCTGACCGTGTTATTGTCAACGACAACGGCACGATGAAACAGGTTGCACTGTCTGACTTTGAAACATTTTTTGAAAGCGCACTTGACACAACCTCTAACATTACCACTGTAGGAGCATTGAACTCTGGTTCTATTACTAGCGGGTTTGGTAATATTGACACTGGCTCTTCTACAATCACAACCACTGGTCTAATTACTGGTGGTTCACTGGACATTGACGACGTTGTTATCAACGGCACTACCATTGGTCACACTGATGATACTGATTTGATGACGGTGGCAGACGGTGTTTTGACTGTAGCCGGTGAAGTGTCAATGACGACGCTCGACATCGGTGGCACAAACGTCACCTCTACGGCTGCTGAACTAAACATCCTTGACGGGGTAACAGCTACAGCAGCGGAACTAAACATCCTTGATGGTGTTACTTCTACTGCCGCAGAATTAAACATTCTTGATGGTGTGACATCCACAGCAGCGGAACTTAATATTCTTGACGGTGTTACTGCGACAGCAGCAGAACTCAACTACAGCGATACAGGTGCTTCTGTAGGCACAGTAGTTGCAAGCAAAGTTGTAACAGTAGATGCCAACAAGGATGTATCTAGCTTCAGAAACATTACACTGACAGGTGAACTTGATGCAGGTTCTCTGGATGTGTCAGGTGATGCCGACATTGACGGTACATTAGAAGCTGATGCAATCACAGTTAACGGAACTGCATTGAATACAGTAATCGCTAACGAGGCTACAGCCCTT